TAGATTATATATATATGTTTATAAGTTTAATAAAAGTTTTAAAATTTTGATCCTCACAACTAGATCTAAGTTGTCCATACCGATCAGTATCTGAATTTAACTCCACTCTTCACTATTGTATCAAAATGATTAACCATCTTTATTTCAACCATACGTACTATTTTCTATTTTTCTTTAATTGTTATATTCTTTATATTGCTATTCTCACATATAAATATTGATTATAATCTTAGATAACCCTAGAAATCTTCATGAATATATCCAACCATTATTTCATCAAATTATACATTTGCGAAAATATGTTCATATATTAATTTATATGTATAAACTCTTGTTGCATTATATATTGCATCATTTATATCTATTTTTAATTCTTTATCTATTCTCAATTCATTTATAAATAACATTAAAATATGTATTTACTATCTCTCAGGTATTGCTTTTATTTATAAAAATCTTATCTTTTTACTATCAATATATTCTTTAATTTTTTGTTTATAAAATTTATCGTATGTATATTTCAAAATTTCCCTCTTTTTAATATCTATTCTAGCAAATTAACGTTATAATTATACCTAGATTGTATTTATTTATGGTAGTTTTGCTCCTATACTTAATGTATTCTCCATATTTGTTAATATAAACTTTACTCTTTAATCTAAATCTTTAAATAATCTTTAAGATATACGATTTTCATCCTTCATCAACATATCATCTATCTTTTTGAATTTTATCCCTTTTTATTCTGTTTATATCTTTTATAATCTTATTCCATTTATTCTTTATTTTTCAAAGGTTGGTAATGAATTTATTGCATCTTATTTTATCATCATACCTACTACATTAGAAGCATCTTTATCATATAATTTCATACTTTATGGTAAATGACTATTTACTATTTTAATATAATCTTTAGCTGCATTTCCTTAATCGGTTATACCTCTTACGTCTATATGATATTCATCCATTTCTTCAACCATATTCTTCATTAAGTTAATATCCTTATTACCTGTTCTTATAGCTCTACTAGAAATTTTATCTCCTATATTTTAACCATGACCACCATCTAAAACAGATATATTTAACCTATCAACATTTATTCCTATTAATTATCTACCATAGATTCTAGGCTTAGACCAATATCTTAATAGTTTAGCTTACAATTCATCACACATTATTTTATCCATACCCCTAGTCTTCAATTTTGCTATCTAACTTATTAAACCACTTACTAACTACAAAGGATCATTTCTGTCTAATTATTAACCCTAGTAATCAGTACTAACTATATTAGGTATACTTCTTCTCAAATAACCATATATTTTACCATCATTAGCATACATTTATCTTAAAAATTCATATTCACCTTTACCTAATATCAATTTACTTGCTTATCCATTTTAACCAGCTACTCTCATACCTATTACAGTTATTATAGATTTAAATTATGTTTCAAATATTGCAGCTATGTCATCACCTTTATGATCACTATCAGTAACAAAATTCTTCAATTCTGGAAATAATTTCTCCAAATCATCAATAACACATTTAAATTATGTCCTATTTAACATAGTATTCGTATGATTTGTATCTCTTCTCCCCGAAGCTAAGCCTTTCATAAAATGAATAGCATTTGCATTTGTCCTATTTAATAAACCTGCCAATTTTGCATGTCTTTCGTGCATTAAACTATCTGAAGGACGTTCTGTATAGATTTCATAATTATGTATTTTTTACTATTCTTCAAGAATTTCCTTAAATAATTTCTAATCTGGTAAAGACTTTAACCAACTATTATGCATAGAATGACCATACCACTGACATACTCTAGCATAATCTATCATATTCCTACGCTCCATTCTGCCTTTTTCTGTATCATCCTTCCATGATGTATAAAAGAGAATTAACTCTGCC